AGTTGTTCTCCTGTTGTTGTTATGGGCGCATGGACTTTTTGAGTTGTTCGCTCAGATAGTTTGGACATTCCTCCAACCACTCAAGCACCTGCTCCAACTGCCAGTCGGCAGCGGCACGCATTGCATCCGCAACCGTAACGGGATTGGTTGCATTACCGAATTGGAGGGTGAACAAGGCCTCACATTTTTTACTAGTCAATGGGTGGTTAGTCTTCTTCATACCAAGTCTTGTAGATAAGGTGGTTTGTAGTTAGGGCCTTTCAGTACCTTGCCATCCTCCCGTAGGAGAGGCTGGCCGTTAACCAGTTTGCTTAAGTTGGATTGATGGACTCTATCTAGAGCTTCACCTAACTCCCAGCCACAGGCCGCAGCCAGTTGGAAACAAACATAGACAAGATCAGCTAATTCTTTGAGAGCCTCCTCACTCCGGAGTTGATCTGAAATGGCTACCTTAATATCTAAAGCCTCTATAAGCTCCTTGTACTCTTCACTAATCAAAGTCAGCTGCTGATTTACAATCGCAGGGGTGTATGCATCCACAGGTTGACCCATTACGGTCCTGAACTGTACTGCTTGGGACATCAGATCGGGTGCTTGACGTTGCATTGATTTCGGTGGTAACTGCTTTGTGGATGTAGGCTTGTGCTTTCAGGAGATCATCGAGACGAGACTCGTTATCTTTCTTGCCTGCACGGCTGATGTACTTGACGATGTTCCCTTCCAGGTAGCCAAGTTGTTGGTCAACAATGTAGTCCCACGTTTCGATGGAACCTTGTTGGTAGTGGTCTGGTGAGATCTTACTCATATTCTGTCAAATTCCTGTGGATAAAGTTCGTCGGTGATTTTCTGTAGGAAGACCTCTTTCCAGGGCTCCCAGATTTTAGCCCCAAGAGGTACGTCGGCGTCGCGGTAAGCCCTAGCAGCTAGGAGATTACTCCTAACCCACTCAAGCTCCTTAGTGCTCAGTCTCATGTCCTAGCTCCTTTTGGATTTTACGAGCCATCTCTAGATGACGGTTTAGGTTACGCTTCATCCAGAACACATCCCACTCCATTCGGATGAGGAAGGGGATCTTCCGAAGCTCCAGTGCAACAGCTGCTATCAAGACGTACAGCAGCTCTTTAAACCAGGGGTCGTACTCTGCATAGAGGAACAAGCCTCCAAAGATGATGATGGTGGGAAGGAGGTAAATCATTGGGGTGTGAATAGGATGGGTTCTTGCTTGACTGGATCCCAGTCGGTGTGATGGAGAATCTTAGCTAGACGGATACTCGTGAGAGCCTCCTTCTCACTTTGTCCAGCCTCTTCAAAAGCTCCAAGTACCGCGGGCCAGTAATCGCCTTTACAATTATCAAGCAGTTTGCCAGCCAGCTTAGGACCAATACCTGGACAACCTTTATAACCATCAGTGCTATCGCCGGTAAGAGCTTGTTCGTACAGCTTTCTCTCGGCAAGTTCAGGGGTCTGAGTCCACTCATCTTTCAGGTTGTAGAGACGACAGGGGATCTGTTCCATGTCCTTATCAGGGGACACAAGAACAAAGTTGGTGAGATCACCTTTGGTTGCCAAGATGCCTAGGACATCATCAGCTTCAAGGGTAGGTTTGACAATAGAGGGGTAGGCCTCCATCGCCCAATTCTTTGCTTTCGAGTAACCAGCCGGCTTACGCTTAATGCGGTTGCCTTTGTAACTAGGATCCACAGTCTTGCGGAAGTTAACTCGATCAGTGAAGCAGAGTAGGATGTCCTGAGTATCGAACCTTGTGGTCAGATCCTTCAGGTTCCTTTTGAACATCCCCTGTGCGTGTTTAAAGTCACCGGTGATGATAGTGCAGTCACTGTTGAACTCCATCTCTAGCTCTGAGCTTTGAACAGCTCGGTAGAGGAAGAAGTCAGCGTCGATTAAAAGTTTAGTCATTGGTGGGTGAATGGAATGAGTGAGCGGTCCCAGAAGTTAGCCAGGTGTTCAGGATGACGATTACGTATCCACTTGACTTTCCAATCTGCGATGTCACTACCTTTAGGGACAACAAGCACAGGGATCACAGGGGACTTAACGGTGTTGGTGTCACCGCTCCAGCTGCCTTGTCCATTAGGCCTTGCAAGCTTAACGTCGATAGGATACATAGATCCATCTGCAAGAACGAGGATTAGGTCAATGTGTCCAGTAGAATTCTGGTTTTTAAAGACTTCTGCGCCCTTCCAGGCAGCCAAAAGACAGACCCAATATTCAGCCATATCCCCCAGACGGGAGGGGCCGATCTTAGTGGCAGACTGCCCACGAGGCGCCATGTTTAGCCTCGCTGTCAAGCTGACATCTGAAATTGAGTTGGTGTTCAACATCCTTCATTGCGGTGGTGATTAGGAATTCTGCCTCTTTGACTTGATTAGGTGCAACGGATAGCTGGATCTCATCATGTACAAAGGCTAGGGGCCAGTAATCAATGCCAGCTTCCTGAAGTAACTCGTTTGCACGAATGACCCAGAGTTTGCAGATCACAGCCCCAGCAGATTGGAGCAGATAGTTGAGGGAAGCATGGGCCTTACCCTGCAACCTGATTGGCCGACCGTCTAGGCCCTTGAGGACGCCAGACTTTGCACGTTCGTTAATGGCATCACTGAGAGCCTTAAATCCATCCAGTCCCTGCATAATGCTCTTGCGGATCTTCTTGCCTTTACTGGCAGCGGTGTCCTTAGTAGCACCCGCAGTAAGACCGAGCTTAGTATCACCTCCACCATAAATAAGGCAGTAGGTAACACTCTTGCCAGTCTTACGATCTGTTCCATAAATCTCTGCAAGAGCGGTGTGAATGTCACCTTCCACGACTTCCTTAGCGAATTTACCCCCATCAAAAGGAGCAAGGTAAGCACCAAGGCACCGTAGCTCAAGTCCACTAGCGTCGCAACCGACTTGGGTACGAGATTCACCAGGATAGAAGAGCTCTCTGTATTCATGGGCAGATGGGATCTGTGCGAGGTTGGGGGACATGTGGGCCTGACGACCCGTGTTGGTGTTCAACACACAGGAATGATGGATGCGACCGTTGATCTCTTTCTTAAGCCAAGCGTTCTTGCCTTCAGAGAGTTGACCAAGGTGTTTCTGTAACTCAAGGATGCGTGCGAACTTCTTAGCCTCGGGTAAGTCCAGAGCCGAGAGAATTGTCTCATCGATCTTCGGGTTACCGTTAGCAGAGAATTCAGCCGGCTTCCAACCTCGGAAGGTTTGGAAGGCCCAAGCAATGTGTTGACGGCTAGTAGGATTGAAGTCCTTCAAGCGACACATAGAAGCATCTTTGAAGTACCCACGGGTCTTGTTGTTTGCCTTGGGTGTGAAGGTGCCTCCATCAACAAAGAGGAAGGTCTCCCGCATCTCATCAGCCAGAGTAGTGAGCTCATCCCGTAGACGTCCCTCCAGCTCGTAAGCCTTCTTGACGTGAAAGGGGAAGCCCTCTCGCTCTTGCCATGACATCAGCAAAGCAATCTTGTGTTCGGTCTTAATCGAAGCTGCATACTGCTCAAGCCGCGGCTCGAACATTCTGTAGAGAGCTACTGAGACCTCAACATCGGTCTGACAGTAATCAAGCATTTCAGGTGAGAAGGTTGACCAGTCACCAGCAAGCTGCTTACCAAACTCTGACTTGTGCTTACCAAGCCGGTGACCCCAGCTCTCAAGGCTGTGACGCCCGTAGAGTTGTGCAGGCATGTTAGCTGGCCGGCAGCGGAAGTCCCTGTCAAGGATGTCCGTAAAGAGTAGACGTGAAAGGATCAGAGTGTCTGTCCAATCTGCTTTCGTTGTCCACTTGGGATAGATCTCTAGGATCGCCTCCCTGTCGTATCCAATAACATTATGCCCAATGAGCTCAGAAGCCCCCTGAAGGAGCTTTAAGCCCTCCTTGACCCTATCGGGTCCGAAGCGGTGAACCTCGTCTGTATCGAGGTCCTGGGCCACAATGCAGTGGATCCTGGAGAGGCTACGGAGAAGACCGTCAGTCTCAATATCAAATACCAACCTCATGAGTTGTCCTCCAGACTGGTTCCTTCTAGGTTAGCGCCTTCAAGTTTAGTACCCTTAAGGTTAGTCCACTTAATTCTGGCACAAAAAAGATCAGCGCCTCTGAGGTCAGCTCCTCTGAGGTCAGCACCAAAAAGGTCAGTACCCCTAAGGCAAGCGTCTCTGAGGTCGGCACCAATTAGGTTAGCGCCTCTAAGGTTAGTACCACTAAGGTCAACACCTTGCAGGCAAACACCCCTCAGGTCGGCACCTGGTTTAATTTCGTAGCCGTTGACTTTCATGAGTTGTTCTCTAGAATGGTTCCTGTCACGTTAGCACCCTCAAGGTTAGCGCCCACAAGGATAGCACTCCTAAGATCAGCACGCCTAAGGTTAGC